CCGAATGTAAAACGGACAGCCTGTAAGTGTGGTTGTGTTTCCGCTTACACTAAGGTTGATCGTCCTGTGAAAGATTATCAAAAGTATTCTGAACGGATTATTGAAAGGCTCTATGAAGAAGGTTTCACAGTAAATGAGTCTCAATTCCTCGACTGTGTTCATTCTTTGAAATCCGACCCCGATTATCAGCATAAACCAGAAGCAATCTTTAACGAAGCAACTGAGTTTTCAACATGACTAACAAGAAATGTGGTAAAAGTCTTACGACGAAAGATGGGAAGTGTACCCGTGATGCCACATTTCCTGATGAGCGGTGTAAGCAACACACCGTTTACGATACAGACGAGTGGAAGCCGAACTACGAGCATGGGCTTTACATGGAGCGTTCGGGATACTATGAGAACCTTCCCGAGCAAGACAAGAATTGGATTGATTCTATTGTCCAATCGTTTGTAGAACAGGCCCCGTGGAGTGCTGATAATCTCGCAAATCTTAACAAGTTACGAGAAGCTGTCGTTGATATGCACAAGAAGCGACGTGCTGATGAATATATTCATGAACGTGGAATGGCCCAAACAAATACTGACGGATTTCACGAACAGTATGGACCGATTGAAAATCAAAAAGAAAACGTTCTTCACATCACAGCTTCTCGGCTATCAAAAGATTCGCTTCGTGTATTGAAGGATTTGAATTGTCTCCCGGACGAGGATAACAGTAGTAACAATCAACCGGATTCGTTAATTGACCAATTCTCTGATTTTGACTAATTATGGATATACCCGATGAAGCAAAAAGGGTTATTAGAGATAACCCATCTGAGTTTGTTAATCGGGTATTAGGTGTAGAACCATACGCATATCAGAAAGACTTTCTCAATCATTCTTCAAACCGGAAACTCTTGGTTGGTGGTCGGCAGATTGGTAAGACCACGATGCTTTCGTGGTTAGCTATTCACCGTTTCGTTACTCAAAAGGACACTAACGTTCTTATCATTGCACCCACGCAACGGCAGGTTTGGAACTTCCTTGAGAAGTTGAAATCTGAAATCTCTGAGTGGCTTGATAATCCGGACCAATACGGAATTGAGTACGAGAGTAAATCCGAAATCCGTGCTTCTAATGGGAGTAAGATTTTCGGACTCCCCGCCGCTGGTAAAGGTGACACAATCCGTGGTTTTACGGTTGATACTGTCATTGTTGATGAAGCAGCCTTCATTGATGATGAGATATATACTTCTGTCCTTCGTCCCATGCTGTTTACTACGGAAGGTGAGTTTATCCTTTCTGGTACTCCGTGGGGTAAAGAAGGATACTTTTATAAGAAGTATGAAGAGGCTGATGATCCTGAAGTTGATTCTCCGTGGCAAACGTGGCAAATTGCCACAATGGAAAATCCCGACGTTGGGCCGGAACAAATCAAAGAATCTCGTCGTGAGTTAACCCCTAATGAGTACGACAGGGAGATTCTTGGTGAGTTTGCCGATAAGAAGAACGCCTTCTTCAAAAACGCTACAATTAACCGTTGTTTGGAATGGACAGGCAATTACAGGCAAGACGTTGTTTACCCCACACAGGATACAAGAAATTGTTATATGGGCGTTGACGTTGCTTCTGGTGGTGATGCACGGGCTATCTTTACCTCTGTAGATGTTGAGGGTAATGTCTTTGAGGTAAAGAAAGAGACTAAGTGTGAATTGCCTGAAGTGGAGGGAATCATCAGAAACAAAATCAACTCTGATGATAGGAACTATATTAAAGTCCTTATCGAAGAAAACGGCTTGGGTGAAGGTCCGGTTAACAATCTTGAGAGAGAATTTAGTTGTGTTCAAGGTTTCCGAACAACTATCAGGAGCAAGGAGTCTATTTATACTGAATTTAAGAACGAAATGCAATCTGGTAAGGTTTTCTTGCCGGATATCCGAGAATATAAAAAAGAACTTCGTTCTATTGAGTATGAGTTAACTTCTGGTGGTAATCAGAAGATATACGCGCCCGGACGTAAAAACGACGACTTTGCTGACTCTATTGCGCTTGCTTTTGCCGCTAAGAGCGACAAAAATCACGTTGAAAGACAGGCACACGGTTACACGCCTCAGAGTAGTAGTACACGGTCACAGAATATTAAGAATAATGGAATGAGATTTACTTTTAATTAACTATGGGAATTTGGGAAGAACTACGAAATAGAGCATCGGTTGTTGTAGAGGAATTAGGAACACCGGCAGGTGAACCCGATGCTCGTTCGATTGATCAAAGAGTTGCTACTGTCCGTAGTTCTACCACCGAAAAGCACCGCCTTGACCGACAAACACTTGAAAGGTATTGGGAGCTTTATACGAACGTTCCCATCGTTCGTGAACCAATCCGTTCGTTTAGCGGTGAGGTTATGGAACCGGGCTACTATGTCGATGCAGAAAATGAAGAGTTAAAGGAAGAACTTGAGGATTGGTTAGAAGCTTGTGCCATTATTTCCGGTGAGTCTGATCAAGACTTTGGTGAGTTAGCTCGCAAATCTATTATTCAGAGAGAGGTAAAAGGAACCTGCCTTATTGAGAAGGTATATACTGAAGAAAACGATGATGTTATTTATGGTTTTAAGCTTATTAAACCTGAAACCGTGCGTGCGTTTACGTATCCCGGACAGTCTGTTCTTCTTGACCCCGAAGATGAGGAATTAGCTGAAAAGGCCGGAGATACTAAAACACGCAACTTTGATGCCCGTTGGTCTGATTATACACTTAAACTTACCGATAAAGGAGAGCCAGCGGCATACGTTCAGTATGATGAGGAATTAACGAGCAATACTGAGCGAAAGTATCAGGTTCCGTTCCGTCGTGATAATATTATTAAAATGACACGGGACGAAGATGTTGGTGAAATCTTTGGAACTTCCCGCCTTGCCGCTGCTGAAGATCGGATTGAAAGCCTTCTAAAGAAGCTTGATGATAACGACAAAGCAATTGAGTCCTTAGCTCACCCGTTCCAACTCTTTCAATTCGGTTCTGAAGATGATGTTTGGGAACCATCTAAGATTGATTCCTTCATGAACGCTCACCGGGATGATGATTTTGAACCCGGAATGAAGCAAGGTGTTCAAGGGGATGTTTCTGTTGAGACTGTTTCGGGAGAGGTAGCCGAAATTGAAGAATTCCTTCAGTTTGATATCAATTGGATTATCTCTGAGATGCCCCTTCCCAAGTACGCGCTTGGTGGGTTTGAGGAAAACGTTAATCAATTCGTCTCTCGTTCTCAGGAAACAAGAATTGAAAAACAGATTTCTGAAGCACGGAGAGAGCTTCAGGATAAGTTCACCGCTGTTCTTCAGGAGAAAGCTGAAGAAATGGGTTATTCCAAAGATGATGTTAACGGTCTTGTGATTGGTGAAGACCCGCAAGACTTGGGGATTCAAGAAGTTAAGGAGCGGATGGAGCAAGAAGAAGAGGGTAATACAGGTGAAAGTGGTACTGATTTCACACGCCCGCCCGCTTCAAGTGAGGATTCCCGCGTCGAAGAGAATACACTTTCGTACTTTGATGATTCTACGGTGGAAGAGTTACAGGCTTCAGATGTAGAATTCTCATCCGGATCTGCTCAAGAAGAGCTTTCTGTGGTTGCTGAGAATACGCTTAAATTCGTTAGAGATAGACTGATTGGCAAGTTAGAAGAGCATAAGAGGAATAAGCCGGAGAGGGCAATTGCTTCTATTTCGTCCGGTTATGAGCGTATTATAGAACAGGAAACAAACCGTATGTTTGCAGGGACGGGACGGAATGACTTTGAAGAGTTGTTTGAATCATTTACGGAAGAAACTGTTTCTGAGGTGGCAGAACTTTCCGAGGACAGCATTGATACAAACGCTTCTGATTACGAACTTTCCCGTATTTACAGAGAAAACTTCCTTGATAGTGTAGAAGAAGCTGCTGGTGAGATTTCACGGGATGTTCTTCAATACACACGGAGAACGCTTCCTCAAGGTGGAAGTATTGAGGATGTTAAACAAAGAATCCTCGATAAATACACCGAAGAGAAGTTATCTAACCGTGCTGAATTGATTTCCTACATGGAAAAACACGATGCAGAACAGACTTTGCATCTGAGTAAGTATAAGGATGCAGAGGATATTATTGGCTTCCGTGTGGTTAATAATGCTGAAAACAAAGCAAGTGTTTGCGAAGACTTAGAAGGGCAAGAAGTTTACTTTGATTCTGAGGAATCTATTCAAGAGCAATTGTCCTCACAAGTTCCCGAAGAACACACATATACAGGCTTCTCCCCTCTCCCACCGACTCCACCGTATCATTTCCGGTGTGATAGTGAAATTGAACCTATTTATGAGGAATAACTATGACTGTACAAACTAAAAGCACTAACTCTGGATATATCTCACCTAAGCAAAATAGTAGCTTAGGTAATGGTCTTTACCCTGTTCATGGTATCGCTATTGGAGAGGGAGACGTTACTGTAGGGCATCTTTCTGAAGAGCGGAAGAAATGGACACAAGAAGCACTACAGGGTACGGGACGTTACCTTGTAGGTAAACATATTGTCGTTAACCATCAGAATAAGGACGCTTATGATGTAATCGGTGAGGTTACAAAAGCTGCTTACAAGCCCGGCGTTGGACTCATTTACCAAGGTCATATTGATGATGAAGAAATCGCTTCTAAGATTCAAAACGGTTGGCTTGATGTAAGTCTTCGTATTCTTCACTCTGATAATTTTGAAGAAAACGATGAGGGGACGAAAGTTATTAATGAAGTTTTAGGGTATGATAACTTATCTGTTGTTCGTAAAGGTGCTGCCCCTTCCAACACAATTAATGCCGGAGAGCATGATGAATTAAGTGTTGCTGAGTTAGCTGAGTTTACAGATGAACTTGCGACAGACAAGGAGTGGAGAGAAGGAGATTATGTCCAATGGGGTTCCTCTGGTGATAGGAACGCAAAGGGTAGAGTGATTGATTGGACTGATGATGGAACGTTTTCTGATAGGATTGATGGTGATCAGTCAATTGACGGTACAGGAGAAGACCCTGCTGCTTTAATCAATGTCTATCAACCAACTGATGAAGGTTGGGAAGAAGGAGATACTACTGTAGCTCATAGATTCTCTACACTAAATGAGTGGAATCCCGATAGTATTGTTTCTGAGAATCAGCAAAACTACATAGACTATATGTTTGAGAGTCCTGAAGCGGCTCAGGGCAGGGCAGAAGCAATGGCTTGTGATGTAGATTATCACGAGCATGAAATTGACGGCGAAAAGGTCTATATGCCTTGTGAGTCTCATGCAGAGTTTGAAAAAGCTCTTGTTCAGTCTGAAAAGTCTGAAATGGAAGAGCTTCAAATCTCTGAGGCTCGTATGCCTTCCTTTGAGGGGTCAGAAGAGAAATCTTGGGGTGATATTCCTGCTGATACGCTTAGTTACTTTACCGACGCTCTTGGATTTGAGGCAGAACAAACTGATGATTTAACTCAAGAACTCCGTAGTTGGAGCGGAAACCCTTGTTCAAGAGAGGCTTCTGTAGACCCGGAAGCTGTTATCGAACGCAACTTGCGTTTGTTGGAAACCCCGAAGAGTGAGTGGGATCAGTCTGATATTGATGATGCTAATAGAACAATATCTTTCATTAGTCGGATGAAAGGTATGCGTCCTGATGGTGATGCCTCTGATGGATCTCATGGCTGTCCGACTGATTGGGCCATTAGCCTACTCAATTGGGCGTACAATCCGTTTGATTCACTTCCGGGGCAACCCGATGAGGACGCTGACTTAGACGACGTTGAAGAGCTATCTATGGGTCTTAGTGAGGGCAGAATTATGGCTAAACACGATTATTCAGAAGAAGAGATGGAAGGCATGGCTGAAATGATGTCTTCCATGTCTGAAATGACTATGGATGAGTGCATGGAACTTATGGAAGGTATGGGTCCGGGAGAACCATATAAAATGAAGCCCGTTGCAAAACTTGCCGCTAGCTCTCTTGGTGCGGACTATGAGGAAATGGAGAGCTATATGGAAATGGCTATGAGCGAAGAAATGATGGGTGGAGGTTATGAAGAAATGTCGGAGGGTAGTGAAGGCGAAGATTATGAAGAGTACAGTATTGAAGAGATTCTGTAATTAATTCCTCTACTTGTGATTCCCTTCGGTTGATGAATCCTTTTTGGGAGAATTGGGATGAGGTAGGGGTTTTACTTAGGTGATTTTGATATGACTGACAAAGAAGAAATTCTTAACGATTTAGAAGCACAGGCACGAACCGCTGATGCTGATCTTGAGGAGCTTACTGTTGCTCCTGAGACTCAGCTTGAGGAGCTT